TTTTCGGAGAAGATCGTAATTTTCCTTTTTATATTTACCTTGTTAAAAACGGCTGGGTAGAATTTAAGGAACCTATTTTGGTTAGAGGTAGCAAAACCGGACCTTACAAGCCTAGTCAGTTTGATGACGCCTATAAGTCAAGCGATGAAGCGAAAGAACTTGCTAGCAATGCACAAGCTAAAGCGATTCAAATTGCGCAAGGTGTGGAAGCAGTTCGGACGCAAGTAACACAGCTAAATAATAGCTGGTCAGTCCGGAACCTAAACAGCGCCGGGGACGTGCTGGGGCAATTAAATTTGAACCCGGACGGATCAATAAAAATTAATGAAGGTTTACTTTCTATCGGGGAAAAAACCTATATTAAAGATGGCGTTATTAAAAAATCTATGATTGGAAATGCCCAAATTGACACGGCCCACATTAAGGAAATTGACGCTTCACAAGCTAACATTTTCAATCTGAATGTTAATAATATCAACGGTTTAAACGCTGAATTTATTAAGGCTAAGATTGAATATGCTTTGGTGGATTGGTTGAGAGGTAAGAAAATTTCAGCCCTGAATGATAAAACGGTAATAGATTTGAATGAAGGAACCATTAACCTATTTTCAAATACCGGAACCATTCGCCGGATTGACAATACAAGTTCTTCACAATTCTTAAAAATGACCCGTAGCGGTTTTATTGCTGAACATTTCCGGGATCCTAATTCTGCTATGATCGTATTAGGTACTAACCACGATAAAACAGAAAATACAAATAATGCAACCTTTGCCGGGACCCGCCTTTGGTCAGGCTCAGGAAATGGTGTTAATGAATCGTTTTATGAATTAGTGGCTGATCGGATCGCCATCTATTCAAACGGAAAGTATCGCAGTCCTTGGCTAATACATAATAACACCGAAGACGGAAACACCTACTTAATTCCAATGAATGAAAACGGCGTTAAACATAATTTAGGCCGTGGGGATAAGCATTTTAGCAAAGCTTATATAGATGATCTATTTATTGGGAAAGGATCACAAAACGTAGGAGGCTATCTATGGGATATCCTGACTTGTTTTGGTATTATTGCCCGTTATGGTTGGGATCTAAAAAATGGAGCTGTTCAAAATCATATAAAATCAAATCTCATCAATAAATATGGCTTTAAATAGAAAGGAAAATCAATGAACGAAGATTTTTATAATGGTGTATATTCTGAACTAGCTTCAGAAATTGGACAAAAAGCGGTAATTATTGCGACGCTTCAAGCGCAATTAAAAAATTGCCGTGAATACGCCCAAAAGCTGGAAGGTGAAAAACAAGACCTTCAGAAAGCTAAAGATGAATTACAGGCAGATTTTGAAGCCCTTCAAAAAGAAAAAGAAGAACTTCAAAACCAACTCAATGAATTAAAAGTAGAAGGAGCTGAATAATGCGGACTTATGCAGTAGTAGGGAAATACCCGGTATATGATGAAGATGGAAAAATCACACACACAGACATTTCACTAAATGCAACTAGTGGGGGCTTTGATAGCTTCACCCAGCGAGTGGCCGGGGATCACCGGAACAAGCCGGACACTGAAGCGATTGAACTTGCTAAAGACGCTTATTTTAAATCTGAATACGCTGAAAAAGCAATGTCTGAAAGCGTACAGGAAATTGACAACTTGAAAGTCAAAGCTAAGGAACGAGATTTAAAAGTACAGGCGCAGAAAGAACAGCTTGAAACCATTAATAAGCTAGTTGAAAACAACGCTAAATTGACACACGTTTCAATTCTTAATGCTGTTATGTCCAAAAATATCACTTATGGAACTATCTATAAACAGTATATGGACCTTTTGCCTATTGCCAAAACCGGCGACACCTTCCAAACAGATGATTTATTTGTTTTAGAAGACCCTAGCCATGAAGAAGTGGACGGGGAAGGAATTAAGATCTTAATTCAGGCCCAAAAAGCTTTTACCTATAATGGCGAACCAATCAGCGAATTTATGAAAGGTGGCAAGCTGGAACTAGGAACAGCAACAGCATGGCCTTTTGTTGGAAAGGAATAAGGGTGACTTGTGGAAGTAATTGAACCGGATGGAATTTTTGGAATTTTTGAGGTGGTTAAGGACTTCTACGCCCACGGGATTGATGAACATTTTATCGTTTTTGCCTTAATGCTGATCGTGGCCCTTGATATTGTTTTAGGAGTATCAAGGGCGTGGGCTTACCATGACTTTTCTAGCCGTAAATGGCGGAAAGGTTTAGTCAGTCACACGGCCATGATCCTGATAACGGCGATTGGGTACCCGTTCGCGTTATATATGAATCTAGCGCCCATTGTGGACGCTTTTATAATGGCCATGATGGCGGCCTATGGATCCAGCATTTTGGCTAGTTTGTCAGCGCTGGGCGTAGAAATTCCGGGCCTTGATCGTTTTGTAAAACAAAACATAGATCACGAAAAGTTTCAACTAAAAGAAGGACTAGAAGAACCTAGTAAATTAATTAAAAAGAAAAAAGGAGAAAAAAGATGAATCAAATTACTGATATTGTTGTAAGCGGGGCTATGAGTATTCTAGTAGTGTTAGTTGGTATTGTAGTTAATTCCGTTAAACAGTACCTTTTAACCCGTGGCGGGAAGAAAGCACTTGAAACCGCTGAAATCCTAGCTAAGAACGCCGTACAGGCTACAGAGCAGGTCGCTGATAAATTGGATATTCACGGCAAGGATAAACTCGAGCACGCTAAAACTAGCTTGATCGAGGGTCTTGAGTCTCAAAATATCCACTTGACGAATCAAGAGCTTAATACCTTTATCGAAGCAGCAGTTAAACGCGCTAACGAAGAATGGAAGAAATAGAGAGGTCGAACATGAGTGTACAACAATCTATCGTTAACGGTTTTATTAGTCGTCGCGGACTAATTACCTATTCAATGCTCGGAAGCCGTAACGGCGCAGACGGCACGGGCGACTGCTCGGGTATCGTGTCGCAAGTTTTAAAAGAAGCTGGTATTCCGATTCAAGGCTTGCCGTCAACTGTCACGCTTGGCCAGCAACTAGCAAACAATGGCTTTTATCGTATCAGCATTAACCAAAACTGGGACGCTAAACCGGCCGATATCATCTTGATGAGCTGGGGTGCTGATATGTCTACATCTGGCGGTGCTGGTGGCCACGTCGGAGCGATGATCGATGATACATACTTCATCTCTTGCGACTATTCAACGCAAGGCGCACCCGGACAAGCTATCAATACCTATCCTTGGAATGATTATTATGCCTGGAATAAACCGAACTATATCGAGGTTTGGCGATATGCTGACACAGCACCACAGACCAACAATCAAGCGAACACGGCCGTACAACCAAAAGACAAGGCCTTTTACCAAGCGAACGAGGTCAAATATATCAACGGTATGTGGCAAATCAAATGCGACTATCTCGCTCCCGTTGGTTTCGATTGGACAGAAAACGGAATTCCGGTATCAATGGTAAACTGGGTTGATAAGGACGGAAACAACTTGCCGGACGGCGCAGATCAAGACTTTAAAGCTGGAATGTTCTTCTCGTTTGAACTAGATGAAGCCAATATCTCAGATACAGGCAAGGGCGGTTACTATGGCGGGTATTACTGGCGCCTCTTTGAGTTCGGGCAATTCGGCCCTATCTGGTTATCTTGCTGGGACAAAGACGATCTCGTTAATTATTATGAGTAAAGAGGGGTGATTGAATGAATCGCTCGAACTGTACCAATTTAAAGCAGTTTGAGGGTGGCCGGGTCGTTAAACAAGGCGACTCGGCTTCCCTTTTTGGTTTTGCAATGTACGACGAGAGATGGACTCCGATCGACCTTGAGGGGCAGGAAGCTACAATTCACTTTACGAGCAAACAAGGCAAAGCGTCATTTTTGACGACGGTCCAAGGCTCAAAAGTATTGTTTAAGATTCCAAAAGTGCTACCGGTCGAGAGCTATCTCGTTGAGGTGGTAGCTGGTGGATATGTATTCCCGAGTGACCAGAGCGTCCGAGTTGACGTGGTTCAATCCGCGGACGAATTTACAAGCGAAGAAGTCCTATCACTTGTGAAAAACGATGTTAAGACTGAAATCGACAAGTACATTGCAGAACATCCAAATGGACCACAAGCTGAAGAACTGCCAGACTTAACCACACTATACAATTTAGCTAAAATTTAAAGGAGAAAAACATGACTTTAAACACAGAAAAATTAACCCAATTCGCACAAGCTGTCGGTGCTGATGTCAAAGAGATTAAAACAACTTTGGCTAACAAAGCAGACAAGTCAGAAATTGGCCAAGGTGGGATCACACAACAACAACTAGACACGGCTATCGCTGGCGTCAAGACTGCCATTTTAGGCGATGGAGTACCAGAAGAATTAGATACTCTCAAAGAGATCGCTGACCGTATCGCAAATGGTGCAGGATCAGCAGACCAAGCTATTGTGTCTAAAATGACAGAGCTTGGCCAAAAATTCACTGACCTTGAAAATACTGACTTCGTACAAATCTATACAACGGCTAAAAATACCCTCTAAGGAGGTAACGAATGGATAAATTAAAGAAAGCTATAGAATCCATTGGTCGTGATATTGGGGCGCTTCAAGCCAACCAAGGCGGAGCATTACAGACTACTAAAGCTTACGAGTTATTTCCGACTTATGCGACATTACAAGCACAGATGACCACCAACATCAAAGAGAAGCACGTTGACTTAGGACTAGACGCTCTCATTGATGATAAGCTAAAAAACGGCGGTGATCCGTTTGTCACCAAGTCTAAAGTACCAGTAGTGGACACTACACAGCTTGCTACCAAGAATGACTTGGAAGAATTAAAGCGTAGCGCAGGAACTGGCACAAGCACAGAACTAAAAGGCCAAGGCTTCCCATACGCTCTAAACGCTGATATCGGTACAATTTATACCGATACCACAGCGAAAAATGGAGCGGTGAAGTGGATCAAGAAAACCGCTGGGACTGGCTCTAACGCTTGGTCTGTATTGTTTGGCGATGTCAAACACAAGCCAAGAATTTCATCGAGTCAAAACAACGCTTACGTAGAATTCAGACGTATAAACTCTACGGTTGAAATCGGCTTCGGTGGCCTTTCTTGGGGTTGGTTTGGAATCGTGAGACGAGGTGCGCCCAGCTACGTTCCTCAAGGGTCAGACCGTGAACGTAACGTGGTGATTTTAAATGTCGGCGGTATACCAGTCGGTTTTCGTGCGACCAGCTCAAAACTTGGTATTATGACAAATGACAAGGGCAAGCGCCTTGGGACATTTTATTTAGGCGGGCCGGGTGACGGCAACCAGCTACGCTTACAATTCGATGATCCGGTACCAACAGACCGGGATATCGGAGACTTGCGGTTTACTAATATGTCCTATGTAACGGACGACCCGTGGCCAGAAACTTTATAAGATGACAACAGCGGTAGCGTAATGCTACCGTTTTTTTTATTTTCCAAGTAAATTCCAAATAGGTTAAAAATATTGTAAAATCAACGTTTTTTTATTTTCTTTGAAATGCGAAAGGATAGCAGTACTTTTTAAAATGTGCTATAATATATACGATAATCGAATACTATCACTTACTTGAACCACTAGCCCCAACTAGTGGTTTTGTCTGTTATAACGGCAATTTTTAGGGTTGTCTATTTAAACGAAAAATAACAAATTTACTTTCCTTATTTGAAATGTTGGTGGT